GGTGCGGCGACTGTTCCTACGTTCTCTGTAAATGCTCAAGGTCAACTGACTTTGGCTACGAATGTCGCTATTGCGATCAACGGCAATCAGATCACTTCTGGCACTGTGGCAATAGCAAACGGCGGTACAGGTCAAGCAACAGCTTCTGCTGGATTTAATGCGCTCTCTCCTGTCACTACGACTGGTGACCTGATCGTTGGTAATGGAACTAACAGTGCAACACGTTTGGGTATCGGAACCAATGGTTACGTTCTGACATCAAACGGAACGACTGCTGTTTGGCAAGCCTCTACAGGCGGTGTGACGTCGTTTAGCGCAGGCACCACAGGTCTGACTCCATCTACGGGTACAACTGGCGCTGTAACGCTTGCAGGAACACTTGCTATTGCTAACGGCGGCACGAACTCAACTGCTACACCGACTGCTGGTGGCGCTGGTTATGGAACAGGTACAGCCCACGCTTACACGGCGGCTGGAACAGCAGGTCAGGTATTAACATCCGCGGGTTCTTCGGCACCCGTATGGTCAGGAATCTCAGGAGGAACCTTTTAATGGCACAAGCAGGCTACACCCCAATTCAGCTCTACTACAGCGCGACAACAACAAACGCGCCAACGTCAGGAAATCTTGCCGCTGGTGAGTTGGCAATTAACACGGCTGACGGTAAACTCTTCTATAAAGACAGCAGTAATGTTGTGCAGGTTATTGGATGGAAAACAACCCCAATAACTGCTGGGGGTACGGGTCAAGTTACTGCCTCAGCCGCGTTCAATGCGCTGTCTCCTGTTACAACGACTGGTGATCTGATTGTTGGTAATGGTACAAACAGCGCCACACGTTTAGGTATTGGCTCAACAGGGCAGGTGCTGACGGTATCTGGCGGCACAGCGGCGTGGGCTACATCGTCAGGTGTTTCAACTGGTAAAGCAATCGCTATGGCGATGATTTTCGGATTCTAAGGAGCTATAAATGGCAAACCCAAATATCGTTAACGTAACGACCATCAACGGAACCACGGCGTATATCACGCCTTCCGTGACGACAGCCGTTGCGACGTGGACTTATGCTGACCCAAGCACGAGTGGTTCTGTGGCTTTGGCTGGCTTAAACCCAGCTTCTGGCACCGTGAACAAGATCAACAACATTGTTGCATCCAACGTCACATCTTCCGCTGTTAATGTGAGCGTTGCGGTATCAAACAACTCTGTTTTTGCAAGTGGTACTGTTTACTATATTGCTTACCAAATTAGCGTTCCAGCTAATGCGTCTTTGATCATCACAGATAAAACCACAGCGTTTTATGTGACTCAATACCAATCAGTTGGTGTGACTGTTGGAACCGCAAGTGCGATAAACTTTACAGCATCATTTGAAGCGATTTCAGCTTAATTAGGAGCATCCTATGTCGATGCGATACCAAGGTGGGTTCATAACCACCAACTTTAATCCGTTAGCCGCTTCGATAGATTACTTGATCGTAGGCGGCGGAGGTGGCGCAAGTACGTCTAACGGCGGTGGCGGCGGTGCGGGTGGTTTTCTTACTGCAAATGGATTAAATCTTGCCCCTAGTACAACGTATGTTGTGACTGTTGGCGCAGGCGGTGCTGGAACCACAAGTTCTTCTTTACAAGGAACTTCAGGCGGTAGCTCATCATTCTCTTCTTTTGTAACCGCTCTGGGTGGTGGCGGCTCTGGTAATGGGCAGACTTCGGCAACACGCGCTGGATTAACTGGCGGTTCTGGCGGCGGCGGCGGTTCTAGTGGCGGCACAGGCGGCTCTGGTACATCGGGTCAAGGAAATGCTGGCGGTACAGGTTTTACTGGTGGTTCTTATGGGGCTGGTGGAGGAGGTGGGGCAAGTGCCGCTGGTTCTAATGGTGCTACTAGTGCAGGTGGCGCAGGCGGTGCGGGTACAGCTTCAACAATCACAGGCTCTTCAGTAACTTACGCTGGCGGCGGAGGCGGTGCAACTGATTCAGGAACTACTGGTGCTGGTGGAGCAGGAGGCGGTGGAAATGGTGGAAATGGTGGCGCAGGCACAAGCGGAACAGCAAATACGGGCGGTGGCGGCGGTGGCGGATATAACGGCGCAACAGGCGGTACAGGCGGCTCTGGCGTTGTAATCATTCGCAGTATTTCTGCGGCAACAGCCACAACAGGCTCACCCACTGTGTCATACAGCAGTCAGTACACCATCTATACCTTTACATCTTCTGGCTCAATAAAATTCTGAGGAAAATATGACTCAATACTCAGGAATGTGGACATCAAGACAACAGATGCAGGCTAAAGCGGCAGGCACTTGGCCTTTAGCTTCCATTGACTATCTTGTGGTAGCTGGCGGTGGCGGTTCTGGTGGTTCTCAAAACGCGGCTACGGCTGGCGGTGCTGGTGGTGCGGGTGGTTTACTAACTGCTAATGGTCTAAGCATTACAACAGGGACAACCTATACGGTTACTGTTGGCGCTGGTGGAACTGCTGGAACTGCGGGTTCTCCCGGTACTGTAGGAGGCACAGGCGGTAACTCAGTTTTTTCAAGTATTACAGCTTCTGGCGGCGGTGGCGGCGGTTTTGCGTATGGGACTGGCGGCGTAGGTAGAGTTGGTAATCCGGGGGGTTCTGGAGGTGGCGGTGGCCCTCCGGGAAGTGGATCAATTGCGGGTGGTGCGGGAACTTCAGGACAGGGCTATGCAGGGGGCGCAGGCGTAAGGACTGGAAACATTCAAGGTGGCGGCGGTGGCGGTGGTGCAGGCGCAGTAGGCGGTGACGGTACAGGTTTAGGCGTTGGCGGAAATGGTGGTATTGGTGTTGCCTCCTCCATAACAGGAACATCTACTTATTATGCTGGCGGAGGCGGAGGCGGTGGAACTGCGTATCCTATTGCTGGCACTGCTGGCACTGGCGGTTTAGGCGGCGGTGGCGCTGGTACAAATACTAACGGTACGGGAACGGCAGGCACTGCTAATACTGGCGGTGGAGGTGGTGGTTCAGGAAATATTGGAGCCGCAGATCAAGCTGGATCGGCAGGGGGCTCTGGCGTTGTTATTATTTCCGCACAACAAACTGCCGCATCCACCACAGGCTCTCCAACAGTTACAACTAGTGGCGGTAGAACGATCTACACCTTTACATCTTCTGGAACAATCACATTCTGAGGTTATATATGAGTCATTTTGCAAAAGTAGAAAACGGCATCGTCACACAAGTTATTGTGGCTGAACAGGACGTTATTGATTCGGGCTTATTTGGCACAGGCTGGGTTCAGACTTCGTATAACACCCACGCTGGTCAGCATCCTGAAGGCCGTCCAATGCGTAAGAATTATGCAGGCATTGGGTATACATACGACTCAGGCCGTGACGCATTTATTCCTCCAAAGCCATATGCTTCATGGACACTGAACGAAACAACTTGTTTGTGGGACTGTCCTGTTGCATACCCAACTGAAGGTGGCTTATTTGTTTGGGATGAAGCGGTTTTGAATTGGGTGTTGCCTGAGAATTTGACACAAATTACGGTTGTAGAGACAGTTGTTGAAACAGTTACTGCGCCTGTTATTGAGTTGAGTTCAAACGAAGCTGACAGTATCATTGTTGCTGATTCAGTTAACGGAGTTGTCTAATGTCAAATCAGTACCCCGGCGGGTTGATCACGAAAACACCAGTAGTACCAAACAGTATCAGTGCGCCCGGTATCTGGACGCTGAGCCAACAAGCGGCGGCGCAGGCTACCAATACGTGGCCTTTCCCCCGCGATCCTCAATTTAACTACGTCACCATGCTTTTGCACGGCGATGGCTCTGCACAATCTTTGCCAACTACAGGTGTAGGCGCTGGTGCGTCTTCTACAGTCACCAACTTTAACGCTGACGCATCAACCAACAACTTCAACGTCACCATCAATGGTGATGCACGGTCGGATAACTTCACGCCTTATCAGGCGGGGTATTACAGCAACTATTTTGCAAGTGGTGCGTACATTCGTGCGGGTACAAGTGCAAATCTAGCATTGGGATCAGGCGCTTGGACTTGTGAATCTTGGGTGTTTCCAACATCATTTACAACAACTGCTGGCCCACTTTGGGATTTTAGAAATGTAGGCGGTTATGTAACAACTGCTCCTCTGATTACTTTTAATACAACTGGAACTGTTCAATACCAAAGCACGTTGACTTCAACTACTGCTGTAAGTTTAAACACTTGGTCACATATTGCTATTGTTCGTAGTGGTACAACGGTAACAATTTATATCAAT